ATGTATATGCGTTGTATGTTGGATCTTGAAGTAAATCCAGATGAAACTATTATAATAGAGGATTCTTTTATTGGTAGAAGAGCGGCACAAAGATCAGGTGCACATGTTTTACCGGTAAATACTCCAGATGACTTAACGCTTAAATTAATAGAAGAATTTATTATGAAATTAGAAAATAAAACACCAAACCATAAATGGAAGTCTGATAAACTTAATATTTTGATTCCTATGGCAGGTGCAGGATCTAGATTTGAAAAAGCCGGTTACACATTCCCGAAACCTTTAATTGATGTTAAGGGTAAACCAATGATACAAGTAGTTGTGGAGAATCTTAACTTAGATGCACACTACCACTTTATAGTACAAGAAGAACATCAAAAAAAATATAACCTAGATCAAATGCTGAAGCTAATTGCTCCAGATTGTACTTATACTTTAATAAATGGAATAACACAAGGAGCAGCTTGCACTACCTTAGAAGCGGAAAAGTTTATTAATAATGACACTCCTCTTATTATAGCTAACTCTGATCAATATGTCGAATGGCATAGTGATGAGTTTATGTATAATATGATTACAAGTGGAGTAGATGCAGGTATACTTACTTTTAAATCCACACACCCTAAATGGAGTTTTGCTAAAGTAGATGAAAATGGATTTGTTACTGAGGTAGCAGAAAAGAAACCTATAAGCGATATTGCTACTGTCGGTATTTACTACTGGAAAAAAGGTAGTGATTATGTTAAGTATGCAAAACAAATGATAGCTAAAAACATTAGAGTTAATAATGAATTTTATGTTTGTCCCGTATTTAACGAAGCAATACAGGATGGTAAAAAGGTAAAAGTATTCAATATTGAAAAGATGTGGGGTATTGGTACGCCAGAAGATTTAGCAGTATTTATAAATAACTAAATAAATGATTGTATAAAATGCTAACTATATCCCATAGAGGTAATTTAAATGGTCCAGTACTTGGACTAGAAAATAATCCTGACCATATACAACAGGTTTTAAAAAAACATCACGTAGAGGTAGATGTATGGTTGGTGCATGGTGAATGGTTATATTTAGGACATAATGAACCACAGTACATGGTTGAACCTGAGTTTTTTAAACATCCAAAACTTTGGTGCCATGCTAAAAATGTTGAGGCATTTGAGTGGTTGTTAAAGAAAAAAGTTAAATGTTTTTTCCATAACATTGATGACTATACATTAACCAGCAATGGTTATATATGGACGTTTCCAGATAAGCCTGTTGTAAAAAAATCTATTATAGTGGATAAAAATAAGGATTGGAAAAAGAAAAACTATAAATGTCACGGGGTGTGTGTTGATTATATATAGGAACTACTATACAATAGGGGTATGATTATTACCGATATTCCTGTATACGATGGTTTATTAATTCATAAACGTTTTGCTTACAATTATTTCAGAAAGAAGACCTTACCAATNGGCAACATTGTAGCTTTTAGAGCTCCAATGAATGTGCAAGCAGAAGGTATGATTGATAGTGAAGATGTATTGCAAAACGATTATATCTATAGCGATGATGCAATTAATTTTTGTTGGGAAATTCCTAACTTAGATCCATTCGGTGCAGTTGCTTACCAGAGACTTTTTAATACACAGATTGCAATGTTTTTAGCTAATCGGTACTTAAAAAAGCCAATTGAAGTTGATGGTGACGATTTTATGGTACATGATGAGTTTGAAGGTAGTGATGGTTCATTACAAAAAATTGGTAAGTGTAGTGTAAGTATTACATATTCAAAAGATAACGTAGCTATTGGTCATACAGGTATTAATATTAATGCAGGGNGTAAAGCTCCACCGTTTGCATATAGTACTAAACTAACCGATGAGCAAGCAAACGCTTTTATGAAAGATGTTATTGATTTATTTTATAACTTAAATGATGATATCTTTATTGCTACTACAAAGGTAATTACGTGAAAAAGAAAACATTACCTAAACAAACTGCTTCCTGGCTTTTAATGGTACAAGAGAATCCAAGAACTAAAGATCTTTATATTGATCTACCAAGTTCTCTTATACAGTCTTTAGGTTGGTCAGATGATGATAGCCTTATCTGGACACCTCAAGGTAATGGATCGTTTAAGGTGTCTAAAGTTGAAAAGAAAAAATGATTACATTAACTAATAATAGTTTTAACTCTACCCCGTTTTGGTATTTACCGGTAAAGGATTTTACTCCTACCGGTAAAGAGTTAGATCTTTACGACCAAAATGGTTACGATTTAACTGAAATAGAAAGACTATATGCCCAGGCTAATGGGGTTGTGGTGCAAGGACATAGAGAAACTAAGCACACTATTAAGCAAAATTGGTTTGAACAAGAGTTTAAGACTACAGGCGCAGTGTTTAATCATAGTTTATTGTTTGAACGTAAAGGCTATGGTGGTGCTGCTCGGGATCAATTAACTAATTGGGCTAAAGATATTAATTTGTTCTATAAACTCTTAGCTATAAGACCTAAATGGGGATTAGATTTTAGTATGGACTATGTTGATGAACAGGGTAACGTATTTGAAGTACTACATTGGGAGTATGATGGGTTTAATTACGAAGAAATACAAGAAATGAAGCTTAAAAACGAGTATAAATTACTTAAGATGGATTGGGAGGATGTTAGTGAACAAATACTTGCTCGTAAACAAGAATGGTATAATTTAGACTTCTTTGAACAGTCTGCTTGGAAGTGTGATTATATTGGTATAGAAAGAGAACGTTATAAAATGGTTGCATGGTAAATGACAATATTTGATTACTTAAATTCTATCTTATTCAGTAAAAAGAAAATAGAACTAAACTGTGATGACGAATCTCAGTTTAGCGTTTTTATGGTTAATAGGTGGTCTTCTTTTTATGCAAAAGATGCAGCAATTTATATTAACCAAACATCTAATACATATGCTAATTTGTTTAATAGTAAACAAGATCAATTTGACTTTTTATATAACATACTACCTAAACTAAAGTACAAACGTTTAGATTATGTAAAAAAGGTTAAGAAAGAGGATGCAAAAGAAGAACAACCAATTATACCAGAGTTTATGAGTCAAAGAGAGTACCTCCGTAACGTTGAATTAGAGAAACTACTGTCTAAATAGAATTATATGAGCGGACAAGTATCAATTGATAAACTAGCAACGAAAAGAAGTCTAATAGATTTAGATAGCTATGGTAAAGGTAATTTCGGTCTTGGTGACGATTTTATATTATCTAAACTATTTGATGATATTATTTTAGTGGAATTTATTGATGAAGTTAACGATAACTCGGGCGATGCTATTAAGAGAAATGGCATTTATGTACCAACAAATGCTTTAATTAAAGCATGGAGAAAAGCACAGGTTGTTTTAGCTGGTCCAAGCGTTACCCAATGTAAAATAGGAGATATTGTTATATTTCCAAACGATAAAGGCGCGTCAGTTTCTAATATTGATGTTGAAGGACATGGTAAGTTAAAAAAGGGTGTATTTTTAAATGAGTTNAGAATTTTTGGTGTATGTAAAAAAGTTAAGAGTGAGTCAATTGCAGAAAATGTGGAATTAATTAATGATGATAACGTTATCGAATCTGAAAAACCTACTAAGTCAAAACGTGTGTGAGATAGTGTTTACTAGACGTAGACCTAGAGCAGGTAAACCTCCACAAAGACGCATGCTTTGTACTTTAGATGATAGTATTTTAAACAGTACAAATGGACGTTTATCTCTTAACTATAGACCACCTGGTAGTGCAATGTCATATGACCCAGCAAGTAAAAATTTATTACTAGTATGGGATATTTTTATGCAAGATTGGAGAATGGTAAATATGGATGCTTGTGATTTAGTTAATACTATACCTGAAAAGGACTTTTGGAATTATTTTAATAACACTCTTTTGAAAATGTCACCACAACAAAAGATGACCTATATGGACTCATGATTGAAAAAACAGAAAAAATGATNAATGAGTTTCTGCAAAGAAACATAGTGTTTTTTATTAATAGTGAAAAACCGATGAAGACTGGTAAGCTTTTAATTTTTAAATTTAAAGATTTCTATTTTAATTTTATTATCAAGTCTGATAATGTAACAAAAACATTTGAAATCCCATACCCGTTTAAAGTGGAGGAAGGGCATAAATGTTTAAAATTTTCATATACAATGGAAGATTTTTCTCAAAAGAATATGGATTTATTAATTAAAGCTAAATTACTTAAACCTAAAAAAAGAAATAAACTTTACAATTCAGTCGTTGTGTTATCCGCTCTAAATTAATATTTGATTTTTACGGGTACTAAACTATACTTAAAGAGTGTATAGTCGATACCTTACCAAATTTCCAGATGGCTACAATCCAAGTAGTCAGCAAATTGACCTTATTAAGCGAATAGAGGATGCTTATGCAAAAGGTTATAAATACGTTATCTGTAGTGCTCCTACAGGTTCAGGCAAAAGCTTTATATCAAAGACTTTAGGCAACGTTTCAAATAAGTGTAGTGATGAGTTTAGGAGGCTTATCACATCATACGATGCATTTAAACAAGATTACGCAGGTAATCACACACATGAAGTAGATTGTATAAAAGAACCTAATCACGGTACTTTTGCACTTACTATTACTAGATCATTACAGGATCAGTATCATAAACTATTCGAAGACTCTTCGACACTCAAAGGTAAAAGTAATTACCAGTGTGAGGTTAATACAGACGTTGACGTTGAGAATGCGCCGTGTCTCCTATTGCCAAAGTTAAAAGAAGAATGCTGGTCAGTTAATAAATGCCCATACTATAATGCACGTAATAGAGCATTGACTGATCAGTTTAGCATTTTAAATTACAAGATGTTTTTAACTTTACCAGGACATGTTAAGCGTAAAAACTTTATTGTTTGTGATGAAGCTTCGGAGTTAGAAGATGAGCTTGTGAAACATTTTTCAGTGTTTGTTGAACCAGAGAAGTTTAAACTATTAGGAGTTAAAATACCATTACTTTATTCAGAGGAAATGCAACATGTCCGTACTTGGCTTACTGCGTTAATGGTAACATTAGGTGAACATATTGATGCTTTAACCCATAAACATAATAATAAAAACACAACATTAAACATTAATGATAAAATAAAGTTAAATTACTTTAAAAACTTCCACCGTACTTTAAACCTTATTGACGATACTTGGGGAGAGTGTGAATATGTAATACAGCGTGAAAAAAGTACAGTAAGGATTACNCCTTTAAGAGTAGATGCATTATCAAAGTATATATTTGATTATGCAGAGAATGTTTTGTTAATGTCAGCCACTATTGTAGATCATAAAAACTTTGCTAAAAGTTTAGGTATTGATCAATACAAATATATTGAAGTTGATAGCACCTTTGATAGTAAAAAGGCTCCTATATATGTTTCAAATGTAGGTAGACTTAATAAACAAAATATTGAGAAGAATATGCCTAAAATTGCAAAGCTTATTAAAGATATTTGCGAATCTCATAGTACTGAAAAAGGTATTATACATACCCATACTTTAGATATTACAAAACATATTCAAAAGCATTTAAAAGGAGATAGATATCTTTTTAGAGATAGTGAATCTAAAAATGATTCTATATTATCCAAACATTCTAAATCTAAAGAACCAACTGTTATAGTGAGTCCATCTATGACGTTTGGTATTGATTTGAAAGATGATTTAGCTAGATTTCAAATAATTGTAAAAGCTGCTTATTTACCTTTAGGGGATAATAGAATAAAACGATTATTTGATGTNGATAAAGATTGGTATACTGATAAAATGCTTATCAGTTTAGTACAAGCTTGTGGTAGAGGTATAAGAAGTAAAGATGATCACTGCACAACTTATATAATAGATCAAGCTATTACGGACGCGGTTATTGCTAACAGAGCTAAACTACCAAAGTACTTTGTTGAGCGCTTTGCATAAATATAATTGTGCATTCATATAAACAACATGTAATAGAGGAAGGTAAGTTCGGTAATATATTAAAAGCTGCTACTTTAGCTACAATGGTAGGTTCATCTGCTCCAGGGATGCCTACACACGATAATAAAACAGATTCAACTGTGCAACAAGCAGCAAATCAGACACAAAATACGAAATTAACCAGCGACGCTATTTTCAAACAGTTAGTTAAACATGAAGGTTATAGAAAGCAAATATACAAAGACACTAAAGGTGTTGCAACTATTGGTATTGGGTTTAATTTAAACGATGCTGGTAATCGTAAGATATTAGCAAAGTATGGTATTTCAAACCACGAACTTCATAAAGGTTTAAGTGACTTAGAAATTAAACAATTGTATAATGATACTGTTGAAATTGCTATTAAAAATGCAAAACGTTTTGCACCAAATTTTGATTCCTTACCATCAAACGCACAATTAGCTTTAATTGATTTATCTTTTAATATTGGTTCTACTAAATTAGCACAGTTTAAAGCCTTACAAGCTGCAATTGCAAATAAAGACTTTAATGCCGCAGCTGAAGCATTAAAGCACAGTAATTGGTATAAACAAGTTGGTAATAGAGGACCAGATTTAGTTAATCAGATTAAGAACGCTTCTTCTTAGTAATTACTTTTTTATTAACTTTAACATTTCTAGGTAATGTACCNACAAAGGTGTTCATTTTAGTATTTGTGTCCCCCCAGAAACCACTTGCAGCGTCTGTAGTGCCGCTACTTTGATTATCACTATTGAACACATTATTCATATGTCCGTGAGATTTTGATCTACGAGCTGTTATACGACGCTTGGTATCAAAAGGAACTTTAAAGTCTTCAGTTACTTTTTTTTTTTGACTTATNGCTCAACCCTTTATATCTATCCCCAATCTTTTTAACGAATGGATTATCAGACATACCAACCTTCTTCTTTTCTTTGTCAGAAACTTTAACACCTTTTTTTACTTCAGCTTTTATCTCAGCTTTTTCTAACCATTTAGGTTTATGTGCTTCTTTTAAGATNTNGTTAACTATAGAATCGAACTTCATATTATATTATTTATTAATTACGTTAACATTTTAACGTTATTTCTTTTTTCTAATATTATCTGCAAATTGTGCTCTCTTTTTTTCTAACTTTGTACCTGACTTTTCTAAGTGTTTAAGTTCACTAACTGTTATTTTTTGACCTTTCTTTTTATGCTCTTGCTTCCTAAGTGCCCCTTTCTTGATGCCTTTAACAGCTTTACCTACCCAATTTTTCTTTTCATTTAAGATTTCCTCAACTAATAGATTGAATTTCATACTTATATTTATATAATCAAGTATGGTTAAAGCTTCAAGTAAAAAGGTTACGTGCGCGGTTACAGGCAAATCTACTGCTTACGCAGGTGAATACCTTCAAAAGAAAATAGAAGAATATGGTGGTGAGATNTCTCTAGACAAATATTATGTTTGTAAAGAAGTAAGAGCATTATTAAAGAAGGGGTATAAAGTAAATGATATTCGTAAAATATTGGATGTACCAGCTGATGTTGATCCTTTGCCAGAAGATGTGGTNAATGAAATTGAGAAAGATTATCAAAAGACATCTTTTAAAGTAAATGATACGAGCAGTCAATCGCTTAGTACCATTACAAATTTAACTTATGATAAATCGGATGAAGACGTTGAATCCTTCATTAATGCATATATAATGAACAAGTTATGAAATCTATTTTAGCATTACGTACAAAAAGTTCTATAGCTATTAAAAATGCAGAGAACGGGCAGACAATAAGAACATTAACAGTTGATGGAGAAGTTGTTGGTAGTCCTAGTACATCAGGAGATATAGGTTATGTTAGTGTTAAAAAAAATAATATTACTAAAACGTATGTGTATGATTTACCTAAAGGAACAGTTATAAAAATATTCACTACATGATTGATATTGAAACAGTTAATAAGCCAATTGAATATTCTGAGTACAATTTTGTAAGCAGCGTAAAAGAATACCCTATTTTATTTTTAGGATTTGTGATTAAAAATCAATATGATCACCTAAGAGTTAATATTGAAGAAAAATATGATCCTATCAACTTGTTACATTTTAGCAAAGATAAGCAATCAATAACTGCTTTAAAGGGTATAAAATTAACACCTAACGCTAATGTAAAAAAGCTTTACAATGCTATTAGAGTGCAGGAGCAATTAGCTATGAATTTAGTTGTATATGGGAACTTATTGAATCAGTACGGCTTTGCATGTAAAGAGACTTACGGGCTCTTTGCTCCTGGTATGTATCCAATTGATTTTAGCAACCTAAAATCTATTTGCGATAATGATTTTAACGNGGATAAGAAAATATTTCAACATCTTTTAGGTCTAGATGAAAAGGTTTTTGATTTTCAAAAATTTTCTTCATTGAAGTTGTTTATTTTATCGGTATAATCTGGAATGTTTAATAAATATTTTTCCTAAATGACAATAACAAAAAGTAAAGTATGATTTTTGACGAGCAAATATCCCGTAAGCCTAATTTATATCCTTGGACTGAAGAGTTTATCGAATCTATGCACAATGGTTTCTGGACCCATAAGGAGTTCAGTTTTAAATCAGATGTACAGCAATTCAAAGTAAAACTTACAGACCAGGAAAAACAAATAATTATACGCTGCTTATCAGCTATTGGTCAGATTGAGGTTGCTGTAAAAACGTTTTGGGCTAAGCTTGGTGAAAACCTTCCCCATCCTTCTTTACAAGATCTTGGTTACGTGATGGCTAATACAGAAGTTATTCATAACAATGCGTATGAGAGACTTATTACTGTGCTTGGACTTGAAGATGTATTTGAACAAAATTTAAAATTAGAATGGATACAAGGGCGTGTTAAGTACCTTAAAAAATATACACACCGCTTTTATAAAGATAAAAAAAAGCAGTACTTATATGCAATTATTCTTTTTACCTTGTTCGTTGAAAATGTTTCATTAATGAGCCAATTCTATATTATTAATTGGTTTGCTCGTAATAAGAACGTACTTAAGGATACAGATCAACAAGTTAAGTATACTCGTAATGAAGAACATATCCATGGTTTAATTGGTATTAAAATTATCAATACTATTAGAGAAGAGTATCCAGAACTTTTTGATAAAGATTTAGAGGATAGAATTCTTTCAGAAGCTAAAGAGGCATATGAAAGTGAAGCTAAAATTATTGATTGGATGGTAAACGGTCTTGATGAACCGGGGTTATCAGCACATGTATTAAAAGAGCTTATTAAAGACCGCATTAATGAGTCATTGACAAGTATTAACTTTCCTACAGTGTTTGAAGTAGAGGAACAAGCAATGAAAGATGCTTCTTGGTTTAACGANGAGCTACTAGGTAATAATATGACCGACTTTTTTTCGTCTAGGCCCGTTGAATACTCTAAGAAGTCGCAATGTTTTGACGAAGACGCGTTATTCGGGTAATAAATTGATATTCTACAGGTCGTGTGACATAAATAAATNAAGATGAAAAAACCATATTTTTATATTATAAGACATATACCCACGCAAAAGTATTATGCAGGATGTAAAATAAACTCAAAAGCTAATTCTTCTGATTTTATGACTGAAAAAGGATATCAGACAACATCTGATATTATTAAGAGCTTAATTCAAAAAGATGGACTGGGTGCGTTTGAAATAATTAGAATAAAACACTTTACAACATCGGAAGAAGCTTTGACTTACGAAATGAAATTCTTGACAAAAGTAAATGCAGCTGAGCACACAATGTTTTACAACAGACATAATGGAGGAAAGAACTTTGTTAATAAGGGAGGGTATAAGTTATCTGAGTCTACAAAGCTAAAAATGAGAAAGCCAAAATCGCAAGAAACCGTTGAAAAACAAAATCAGGAAAAGAGAACAAGAAGTAAGGATGTTTACAAAAAGATGGTTGCAACACGTAGGAGCCGGTATACATCCTGGCATACAGCGGAACAGATTGAACGCATAAAGCAACATAACGCCACTTGGTGGAATGAAGAGAATAGAAGAAGACACTCCGAAAAAATGAAAGAAGTGTATAAATTGAACCCTATAAGTGAAGANACAAGACAGAAATATAGAGAAAGAAGCAAAGGAGCTAATAACGGTATGTTTGGCAAAAAACATAATGAAGCAACGAGAGAAAAGTTAAGATTGGCTTGGCAAAAACGAAAAGAAGCAAAGATGTTTCTTGTAAATTAACAAAAATAATATAATATAAACACTATAACTATGACAAACAAAAACATTTACTGGCTAAATAGCGATTCAAGAAAGTTTCTTGAACGTGGGTATCTTTTAAAAGATGAGACTGCTGAGCAACGCATTAGAGATATTGCTGAAAAAGCAGAAGATTATCTTAAAATAAAAGGCTTTGCAGATAAGTTTGAGAAGTATATGCATTTAGGATTTTACTCTTTAGCATCTCCTATCTGGTCAAACTTTGGTCGTAAACGTGGACTACCTATTTCTTGTTTTGGGTCTTATGTTGATGATGATATGGATGAAATTTTATATAAAATATCTGAAATAGGTACTATGTCGAAAGCTGGTGGTGGTACATCAGCATATTTTGGTGCAATACGTTCAAGAGGTACACCTATATCGTCAGGTGGGGAATCATCTGGTGTTCATCACCAATTAGTAGTATTTGAAGCATTAACCGATTACATCTCTCAAGGTAATGTACGTCGTGGTTCTTTTGCAGCTTATTTGCCTATTGATCACAAGGACGTTGAAGAGTTTCTAAAAATTAGAAGTGATGGAGACGATATTCAAAATCTTTCTATCGGTGTTTGTGTTGATGATAAATGGTTAAAGTCTATGCTTGATGGCGATAAAGAAAAGCGTCGTATTTGGGGTTTAGTTATTAAGAAACGTTTTGAAACTGGTTACCCGTATATCTTCTTTACAGATAATGTTAATAAACAAGCTCCAAAAGTTTATAAGGATAAAGATATTAAAATCCATCAAAGTAATCTCTGTACTGAGATTATGCTTATCAAACAGCCCAGAAGAATCATTTGTATGCGATTTATCTTCTATGAATTTAGAAACATGGGATCTTTGGAAGGATACTGATGCAGTTGAAACACTAGTATACTTTTTAGATGCAGTAATGACTGAATTTATTAATAAGACTGAGAAGATGAAGTTCATGGCACACCCAAGAAACTTCGCTATTAATCAGCGCGCACTTGGCATTGGTGTATTAGGTTGGCATACTTACCTACAATCTAAAATGGTTAGCTTTGAATCAATGGAAGCTAAATTAATTAATACGCACATTTGGAAGACAATTAGAAGTGAAGCAGATGCAGCTACAGAAAAAATGGCTAAAGAATATGGTGAACCACCTTTACTAAAAGGTTATGGTCGTCGTAATGTAACTACACTTGCTGTAGCCCCCACCACTTCTAGTTCATTTATTCTTGGTCAAGCATCACCTTCTATTGAACCTCTCAACTCTAACTATTTTACAAAAGATTTAGCAAAGGGTAAGTTTACTTATAGAAACCCTTATCTTACAACTTTATTAGAAACCAAGAAAAAGAATACAGAAAGTGTCTGGAAGTCGATATTAGTTAAAGGTGGGTCAGTACAGCATTTAGAATTTCTCACACCAGAAGAGAAAGCAGTGTTTAAAACGTTTGGTGAAATAAGTCAAAAAGAAGTCATAATACAGGCTGCCGCTCGTCAAAAATATATCGATCAAGGACAATCTCTTAACTTAATGATACCTCCAAATACTAAGCCAAAAGATGTAAACGAGCTATTAATATTTGCTTGGGAGAACGGTATCAAGAGTTTATATTATCAACGCTCAGCTAACCCAGCCCAAGAATTGGCCCGTTCAATTTTAACTTGTGCTAGTTGCGAATCGTAACATTGTAGTTAAACTTGTTTACCATTGAAATAAACAAGTTTAAACTTACTTAACACCATGTGCTCGTCTAGAGGCAGTTACTGGTGATGTATTCTGATTAATCTCTTTAGCGTCTGATCTTACATCTGAATTTGCATCATATAATGTTAGAGGTAAGTTTCTAAATACATGAGAGTGGTCGCTAACAGCAATTGCATTTGGATTAGAAGCTAATCCAGTTACACTTATATAAGGAGCAACAATAAACCCGCCAATTGTACCNTCCTGCTGTATTTTTAACCCGGTTGTGGAAGCGTTAATTTTTGCAATTACCGCAGCTAATAAACCACCACCACCACCAACCAACTCCCCTGTAGCTGCTTCTGCTTCGCTTAAACTTGTTATTTGAGCCATTTGTGGAGACGTTTTAACTGTTGCACCAATTGGTCCTATAAGGACAATACCTTCTGTAATTGTACCAGGTTGTATTTGACCATAAGCTGTAGTTGATTGAGTTACTTGATACTCAGCAGGAGCGGTTACATGTTGCACAAACAATTCACCTTCAACTGATACTGCGCCACCAACAACTATGTTATTAGTTACACCTAAACTGTTTTGAATTAAAATTTGTTTTTGTTTTGTATTACGTAAAGATAATATTTCTGCAGATATGTTAATTGTATTTGCATTTATATTAACTTCATTTTCACTAGAAATGTTTACTTGCTCACCGGTTACATTAGTTACTGTACCTGTAATGTTAGTTGGACCCATTGACTTTAAGTTTAATCCACCCGCTCCAACCATTACATTATATCTATTACAAACATTTAAAGTGTAATCCCCACCAGGTAAATCCTGCACATGTACTAATTCAATTAATGGGCTAGGTGAATAATTTACATATGTACCTAGATCATCAACTAACATTTCACTTGGTAACATTTTACCAACTGAATCATATCTAATACTACCATAATCATTAACTGTTAACCCTATAGTTTCAACTTTATGTTTAGCTATTTGAATAATCTCACTACCACCAATACCTAAATTCTTTTCTATTTGAGTTAGTTTTGGTAAGGTAGCTAAAGTTAATTCTTTTATTAATTCTTTTCTTGGATCAATAAGCCATTTACCATCTTGAGATGACGGGCTTAACCCTGGTACACCACTCCAAGTAATACCACTTTCTTCTGTATAATTTGTTAAACTAGGAAACAATGTTGGTTGAGCTGGTAAAGAGAGGACATTAAGTCTCAGCGGACCATTAGCAAAACTATTTGCAATATCTCCCATCGTAGCACTTATAAGTGCTGGTAAGAATGCAGAGTCCTCATTCAACGCATAATTTGTTTGATTAATTGCAGGGTGTGGAGCAAAGGTACCAATACGGGTTTGGTTTGGACTATTTCTTCTTATAATAGTATGACCATAAGGATCTTCTACATTACTTGGTATTGCTCTTTGTATTTCAAATAACTGTTTGTTGTCTTGAATAGGAGCATAAGTGCTTTTCCAATCTTTCATTGCTTGTACAGCACTTAAACTTCCAATTTTTGTATACCTGTCTCTTAAAACGTTTTCATCTAATGACTTACCTACCCAAACATTTTTAAACCCTCTTGTGGTTTCATAACTATCATTTAATGTTAATTTTTGATCATTATTTGCAGCTAACTCAATATTAGCTTGATTATTAAACTCTTTAAATGAACCAGAGTAATGCGTAAACTTTAATGATTCTTTTAAATCTGTGTTTGTAACTTCTATAGTACCTCCTTTTTGATTAATAACGTATTTGTTTCTATAAGTTTCAACGTTAACATCATCAGCAGTATGTGCTTTACTTTTATTCTCATACGTTTCTGGATAATCTATACCAGGGTTATTATATGATTCATATATACCAGACCAATCTACCTCACCTCTAGATACTGCAAAGTAAACCGGTAAAGTTGGGTTACCTTCTCTAAAAAACACCCACACATGGCTACCAACTGCTGGTATACCAAAAGAACCTTTAGCTCTATTTGAATATGTTTTTGGTACATATTCATAAGCAAGAGGATTTGGTCTGTTTATATTATCAGACGCATTTACGAAAGCATCAGATAATCTATTATTTGGGTCTTCGTAAAATGCTCCAGGCTTACCTGGGGTATCAATTGCACCTGTTGTGCTTTGAGAAAATGTACTGTAATAATTCGAGTCTGAAATATTACCAAAATTATTATAGTTGTTATACCTACCACTCGTATCTTCACTTGTTAAAGGAGCAGCACAATATGCCCAAGGTAAAACAATTTTTAATTCCTCAATTATAGGGGTTAACCCTTGGTAGTTATTTGCTGCTCCACCAGATAAAGTAGCTTGTATAGTAGTATCTAAATTAGCACCAATAAATTTAAACTTTTTGTTTTGTTTATTGTTTATCCATTTACTATAAACAGTAGCCGATACGTGTGGTACAAATACTTTAACTTTACCAGATCTATCTGGATCATCGTTTTGTACTACAATACCGACGTAATTTCCGTAAAACTTTTTATNTTCTTTCATTGTGTTGGTACCTGCCCTGCTGCTAATTGTTTGTTATATTGATTTATAACTGCCTGTGAATACGTGCCTGCGTACGAACTTTCACTTATATCATTTCTTATTGTTATTAATTGATTAATGGATAAAGATGTTCCAAGCGACCATATTTCACCCCCAATTAACTCATTTGTGGTTGTTGGGGCTGATGGGGTTAAAGTGTTAACAATAAGAGGAGGTGTAATTGGTGCTTTTCCTAAATTTGTTACTGTAGCTGATTGCATTGCAGCATTATTTATAGAAGTATTTTTAACAACAACTGCCTGGGCTGCTGCGTTAATTGCTTGTTGAGTTACATTGGCAGTAAATTCAGTATTAAATTCTGGGTCTTCCTGTAATTTTTTAATTGTATTATTAGTTAAATTTGTTGTGCTTTGAACTATAGTATTTGTAATTGAGGCCTGTACAGCACTCACCTGTGCAATGGTTTGTGTATTACCACTTGATACGTCTATTTCTTTCTTTAATAAATCCTCAACACTTTTTACTTGCGTTTTAAAAAGTTGTGATACTTTTTGAATTTCAGATACAACAGATTGCTCTAAACCAACAACCGTACTAATCGCACCATTAACCAATCCAATTGCTGAGTTTACTGCAGCAGTGGCTCCTGCTATAGCATTGTTTATTAATCCAGTAGCTAACTTACCTATTTCACCAGCAGCTGAACTAATAACTCCTTTAGCATATCCTAATGCTGANCCAGGGGTAAGATTACCGATACTGGTAAACATTGATGATAACTTTTGCTGAAAAGGTGATAAAGAATTTAAAAGACCGCCTGCAAGGCTACTGACTTTACCTATTATACCAGTTACGCTTGGATAACCTATTTTTGGTGCACTATAAACTAATAATGCTGGTAACGCTAACTTAGGTAACTTTATTCTAGGTATACGTAGAGCTACCTTAAATGGTGATCTTTGTATCAATCCAAGTAAACTAAAACTCATATAATATATTTAAACAGTATTGATTTTATCGGAATAGTATTATAATAGTGTATATGTCAAATAGAATATTAGTATCACACGAGTCTCCAATCTCAATATTAGATCAATCAGTAGCGTATAATGATTTTGATTACGCTTTAGTGCACCTCTTTGAAAAGTCTCCAGAATATTATGATTTTTTTAAGAAATCAATTTCAAGAGGACGTAGTGTACTTTTGGATAATAGCATTTTTGAATTGGGTAAAGCTTTTGATAGTGATAAATTTGCTAACTATGTAAAAGAGTTGAAGCCAAATTATTATATTGTACCGGATGTATTAGAAGATGGTTATGGTACGGTAAAGAGTTTTGCAGACTTTACAGCTAAGTATACTGACTTACCAGGACTTAAAATTGGTGCAGTACAAGGTAAAACGTATGATGAGTTGGTAGATGTTTACAAGTATATGAGTGAATATGCTGATTACATTGCTTTAAGTTTTGACTTTTCCTATTATCTTGTAACAGGTAGAGGTAAAACAAAGTTAGAAAGATTTTGCTCAGGTAGACAAAGCTTTATTAAAGACTTAATTAATGATGGTGTTTGGAATTGGTCCAAACCTCATCACTTACTAGGTTGTTCTTTAGCTAAGGAGTTTAGCTATTATGTAAACACTAACATTTATAACATTAGAAGTATAGATACATCAAATCCTGTTGTAGCTGGTTTAGAAGGATTGACTTACAATGGTGATCTTGGATTACAAGATAAGCCTACTGTTAAGTTAGCAGATTTAATTGATACTGAGGTTAGTGCAGATCAATTAAGGGATATTTCATATAATGTAGAACAATTTAAAAATATAATAAAACGATGATTATTGCATTTACAGGGGCTCAGAGTTCAGGAAAGAGTACTTTACTTTCTAAAATGCAGAAAGATAAATACTTTAAGTCTTGGAATTTTGAGGCAGAGATAACTAGACAGTTGAAAGAAAAGTATAAGCTATCTATTAATGAAGATGGTAATAATTTTACTCAGATGATTACTATTCATAGTCATATTGATAACTATTTAAAAAATAAAGATAGTGATTGTGTATTAGATAGATGTTGTTTAGATGCTTTAGTTTATACAACATATCTTTCTTATATGAAAAAGTGTGATGAAGAGTTAGGTTATTATGCTGAGTACATCTGTAAGAAACTTATAAGTAAATATGATATTATATTTTATACTGATCCATCTATTCCGTTAGTTGATGATGGAGTAAGAAGTGTTGATGTAGAGTTTAGAAATAAAGTAATTCAGTTATTTGACTTTTATATTGATCATTTTCAACCTAAGAACGTTGTTAAGTTAGCAGGTAGTGTAGAAGAGAGATATAAAATTATTAAGAAAGAAATTGATAATCTCAAAAAGTAATATATAATTTAAACATGAGCAAAGAAGTAATAGATAATTCGAATATAAGTAAACATTTAGGTAAAACATCGGCGTATAAAAATACATACGATAAAACGTTACTTGTTAAGGAGCCAAGACAAAGTAACCGTACTTATCTAGGTATTCAAAATGATAGCTTACCATTTGTGGGATTTGATACTTGGAATGCATATGAATGCTCATTCTTACTTAGTAATGGTTGTCCTGTTACTGGTGTTGCTAAAGTTTGCTATCCAGCTGATAGTGAATATATTGTTGAAAGTAAATCTATTAAACTATACTTTAATAGCTTTAATATGGAAAAGCTAGGTAACAATCTTAGAGATTCTATTCTTAATTTTAAAAATACAGCTAGTGCTGATTTATCTGATCTGTTAGCAACACATGCAAGGGTTAGTTTCTTACCAGGACATTTAGTAGATAAAACTGAAGTAAGCGCTCATGACTTTTACAATAAAGATATTTTTAAGACTATTGAAAATGAAATAGGTGAAGCAGAGTTAATGCNTATCAANTTTGATACATATACTGAAACGCCTAGTTTGTTATTACAGGATATGAGTCTTAATACTAACGAGTTAGATTATACTGAGCAGTATTTTCATTCAGGATTGTTAAAGAGTAATTGTCGTGTTACAAGCCAACCAGATTGGGGTGATGTTTATATCTATATGAAATCAAATAGTGTAGTGAATGAGGTATCATTACTAAAGTATATCGTATCGTTTAGAGATGAATGCCATTTTCATGAAGAAATTTGTGAATGCATTTATAAACGNTTACATGATATCTTTAAACCTACTGAACTATTTGTAATGTGTTTATATGCCCGTCGTGGTGGTATAGATATCAATCCCGTAAGAGCAACTAGTCAAGATCTAATGTTCAAGTTAAGTAAGAACCTATATGACATTTACGGACCTCACGTAAAGACATCGAAGCAATAAGACAAAAGGAGACCCGATATCTTTCGATATCGGGCTCTTTGTAAGTAAGCTTGATCTTAGAAGTATACTGCCTGCGTAGCAGGAGTAAAGCTTTGACCGAGTCCACTAACGAGGATAACGTGGTAGTAAAGACTTGCACCGAAAATGTTATCTACAACACCATAACGTGTTAATAGACCCACTCTAGGAGCGAAGTCATTCTGACCAATCGTGCGCTGTACCATAACAGGAATGTATGGGCAGTAGATGATACCTGTATCGTAGAACTCAGGTCCTTTGTAACCCAAAAGGGCATACTCAGGGCGTGGGCCTGCGGTACCATTGGTACCTACTGTGCCGTATTCACCGGCCATGTAGTTACCATCGGTACGTGTATCACGGTAAACATTGAAACGTCCACCGAGATTACCTACTTTAGCAACGCCAACTGGCTGTGTATTTACATTACCTTGAACTGGTACCCATTGGAATTCGGGCAACATTTCGAGGATGGCCGCAACGCGAGGAGTAGCAACAACGAAGTTAGCTGCTCCACGACGGTTACGAACTGCAATACGATTTGCTTCAATAATTAATCTCTGATAGAAGTCACGATTACGTTCTACTAACCAACGGCCGTCAGCTGATGCTGGCGACCATACAGAATAACCATTGCCAAAACCTGCGTTTAGAGCAATTTGAATCATTCTGATTAACATTTCACGGTCGATTTCTGCCTGAATTTCGTACGACATAGCGTTCGTTAATTCGGTGTCGATATCGATACCATTCATGTTCTTTAAATCCTGTTCGAGTTCAACTGACCAATTAGCACCTAAGCGTCTTGTACCAGCTTCAACTGCAGTCTTTTCAAATGTTACTTCGAATGTCGGAATTGCGTTCGTTAATTCGTAGTTTTGTAAGAGAGCAGCGATACCTTGATCTACTGACTGTGTGCCAGCAGGGCCACCTGTAATCCATTGCGTCAATGAGCTATAAGCTCCTTGTGCACCAGATAGGTAAGCGGCCGTGGTACCGGTATAAGCGGTCTGTAAGTACTGATATCCAGCTTCCTGTCCTGCTGCTTCAGCCAAAATTGATGGCTGAGAAGGAGGATAGTTTGTACCAGAACCTGCACCGTCGTTAGTTCCAAGGGTTTGACCCGTGTAACGGTAACGTAATGCAAACGCTAGTCCAACTGGACCTGCCATTGGTTGAACACCAACGATCTCGTTTGTGATTAACTCGGGAAAAGTACGTCTAATCATCGGAATCAAGATCTTCGGTAGACGGAAGTCACCCGTTGCGTACGTGTCTGTACCTTGTGTACCAGTAACTGTTGTACCGGCATACATTGTAGCTGCATTACCAACTGCACCTGGGTTACCAGCACGATTAATGCCAGAAGAACCTGGGTTATAGTTTGGACCTGCTTCACGGATACACCATTGTTCTTGGTTCTCAAGAAGCATTGCTGTATTTAAACGTGTGTGATCGTCTTCGATTGGAGCGACACTCTTTGAGGAGTAATCGAGCACTGGTGCCCACTTCTCAAGGAGAGCTGCTGCTCTTGTTTCATCGATATAGGCCTGTGTAGGTCTAATTGATTTCATATTTGTTATTTTCCTTTATAATCTATAATTGTCGACCCCAGAACCATTGTGAGTGGTTAGGTAACTCAGGAATAACCTTTTAAAAAGTGTTTGTCTTAGTACTTACTTAATTCTTTTAAGTAAGGAGATGTTTCAACGGACTCGTTAANTGTTTCTGATTGCTCAAAAACAACGCGGTCAACGTTTGAACTCTCTGTAAGAGCTTCTTCTTTTAGGTACTCAAGTCTATTATTGCTCTTCTTATCAAACAACTTTAAAGTGTAATCAAAGTTCTCTTTAATGAACTCTGGTGACTTATTAGAAAATACTTTCTTAATNTATTTCTTTTGTTGTTCGTCAAGATTTTGCGTACGTTGTTCAATTACTAAATTAGCCTTGATGGCATTTAGTTCATATTGCAACGTTGCATTTTCAGCAACGATAGACTCAAGCTTATTAGAAGCTTCATTTATTTGGTTTCTACCGTCAAGAATTGCTTCTTTAATGCTCTCTTTTTGTAGAGCTGCATCAACGGCCAAATGGGATCTTAGATTCTCGAGAACTGTAATAGCTTTCTTATTACGTACTGCTTCTTTAATTTCATCAGCTGGTACTGCTTCTTCGAGGTATGCATCTAAATAATCACTGATAGATTCAACTAACTGTGATTTAAAATTGTTTGCGTCTTCAGTAAGAAGATTTTCATACTTCTTAATGACTAACATAAGTTTTTGTGCTCTATCTGCATCCACTGCTTCAACAACTTTTTCTAATTTGGTTGAGTGGTCAGCATCAATTGCTTCTAATAACTGGGAAAGTTTCTTGCTGTAAAGCTCATCTTGTTCGGCAAGCGCCTTTTCAACATGAATTTTTACTTTATCTTGGACCTTGCTGTTAATTGCGTTTTGAATCTCGGTCATAGATTCTGGAGTTAAATCTTTTAAGGTTTCCATATTAGAAAATGTTGCTATTATTATTTATTATCTTACGTTTAATTTTTTCATTAACGCTTGCTTTAAGGTGATCATTTGCTTGTTTATATCTTTGATCTAACACTGCAGCAATAAACTTTTTAATGTCTGTCTTCATCGTTATAATTTATTTATAAAGGAAAGGATGGTTTGACGTAAGTATTCATCTTTATTCTTAAGAGGAAGTGTGCTAATGCCTTTTTCGAATTTATCATATAGTTCAGCAAATGATCCATCTGCTTCTAATACATATTGCTTACTCTCAAGAATTCCATTAACAAAAGCTTTATCAAAGCTAGGATCAGCGACTACATCTACGGCTACTAATCTAAAGTCTTTAACTCTATTAACACCGTTTGACTCAGCTACTAACTGCCCTAAACCTCTTGTACTAACACCAATTTTAACACCATCTTCAATTAAACTACGAACAATTAATCCTGTTGGTGTTGATAAGATTTTACTTTTACCGTAAAATACGTTACCGTCTTGTTTTAATTCAGTAATGATATGGCATGCACGTGTTAAGTCTACATCAGCTGTAGTTGGATGATTTAACTCACCCATTGCTCTACCCTCTTTAATCATTTCTTTAGTATAACGATCAACCTCTGTCTTCATTTCACCTAGTGAGTAAATTCTACGATTGCGATTGGCACCTTCTGCCATCATGAAAGGACCTTTAATAAAGTAGTTTCTTGGTTGATTGGCGTTTTTTTCTTCAACGATATACTCAAAATCGTTGTTATTTGTAGGTGTTTCTACAATAAGTTTAAAACTCATATGTTATTATTTATTATCGCGCGTGCCTAATCAACGGATGCCTAGCTCTTTTTCCGTTAATATAATGAATTGACAGCCTTTCTTTTCTGCCCATTTTTTAGCAGCCTCCCATTTGGCTTGATTAGTTATCCAAGTAGTCTGTTCATATAACACTGTTGATTGTTTTTTTCTTAGACTAGATATAGGTTTTTCTACCTGTTTACTTGGTTTTATCTCAATTAAAAACTTTTGTTTTTCACCTTTACTATCTTTAAACACTACATAGTTATCTACAAAGTATCTATGCACTTTATTATCTAAAGG